TTGGGAACAATCTGACCGATGCAGACCCGAATGGAGTCAAAGGAGGGGACGGAGGAGACGGTGGCGTCGGATTCCTACTTCTGATGCTCCGCAAATAGCCATGCAACAGGTCTCCAACAACCTCCTCGGTCAGGCGACCACAGTCGGCAAGCAGCTTTTGAGCGCAGCCGACGCGACCGCCGCAAAGGCCGCGCTCAATCTCGCAACGGTGGCCACCTCGGGCAGTTACAACGACCTAGCGGACAAACCAACCGGAGGAGGGACGCCGCCACAAATCAATCTCTACACCCTCGCAACTCACCCGTCCGGCACGGCAACTTGGACAAAGCCAACAGGAGCAAAATCCGTAAACGTGCAGATGTTCGCTGGAGGAGGTGGAGGAGGATCTGGCAGAAAAGACCCATCGACAACCGTTGTTCATTGCGGAGGTGGAGGAGGTGGAGGAGGAAGCTACCTCAACGTCACAATCCCTGCCGATTCTCTAGGAGCATCGGTTCCTGTTGTGATCGGCGCAGGAGGGGCAGGAGGGGCAGGAAAAACAGTAACCGCAAACGGAGACACAGGCTCCCCGGGTGGGAGTTCATCTTTCGACGGCATCATCGCGACGGGAGGAGCAGGCGGGGTTGGTGGCAGCATCACTCTAGGAAGCGGAGGCGCCGCCGCGCTCAACTCAAATGTCGGCGGGAGCGCCGCGACAAATGGAGGAGCAGGCGCAGTGGGAGCGCCAACCGCGGTAAACGTGGCGTGGCAATACGGCGGAGCCGGTGGAGGCGCAGGAGGCGGAATCTCAAACTTAAGCGCACCGTTTTTCGGTGGGGCAGGTGGACGAAGCAACGCTCTAGGACTTACCGGAGGATCAGGCGGTAACACCACCACAGCCATTTCCGGTGGCGCAGGGAACGCCAACCCTTCAGCGATCGTCGGACTTTTAGCGTCCGGTTCCGGTGGAGGTGGAGGTGGCGCTCAGTTAGCCGCAGCAGGAGGAAACGGCGGAGCAGGTGGATTTCCAGCAGCAGGAGGAGGAGGAGGAGGAGCAACGCAAACTGGCGCTCAGTCCGGAGACGGAGGAAACGGAGCCGACGGCCTGGTTATCATCACAACCTATTTTTAAACCCATGAAATACATAATCGCCCGCCTTTTTGAACCCTCGACCTGGAGAGGAATCGTTTCGCTTTTGACCCTCTGCGGACTCAAAATCGCACCCGACCAAGCCGACGCCGTGCTAACCGCCGGAGTCTCTCTCTACTCAGCCATCAACATTTTCCGTCGCGAAAAATGACCATCGCCGCCGCTGACATCCTCGACATTGTCGCCGCCCAAGGCCCAGTCGCCGCCGTACTCGCCGCCGGCCTTGTGTGGTTGGCGCGACGGTTGAACGAGTCGGAAGCCAAAGCCGACCAACGCCTAAACGCGATGGAATCAAACCACGACCGCCGCATCGACGCCGTTGAACGTCGCGCAGCCGCGTGTGAGGAAGACCGCGCACGCCTTTGGGGCAAACTCGCCGAGCTTTTCGAGAAATGACGCTCTCCCCCGAAGGCCGGAAGCTTCTCCTCGATTTCGAAGTCGGGGGCGGTGAACCATACTACCGCAAATTTCTCCGGTTTCCGACTTGGCCAGGCGAAGCCTCCGGCGTCACGATCGGTATCGGTTTCGACCTCGGATTCAACACCGCGCCGCAGTTCGCGGAAGCTTGGCAACGGATTCTTGCCGACGACAATTTCGCGACCCTCTCGCGCAGTCTCGGAATCACCGGCGCAAAAGCCCGCCACCTACTGGCCAACGATGAGCAACTCCGCGACGTTGAAATCCCGTGGGAAAAGGCCGTCGACGTTTTCGAGCGGATCACCGTCCCGCGCTTCTACATCGCCGCACTCCGCATCTACCCTCAACTCCTCAACCTTCCAGACGCCGCACGCGATGCCCTGGTGTCGCTCGTTTTTAACCGAGGAACAGCACTCGCCGGAGACCGACGCGCCGAGATGGTAGGCATTCAAAATGCACTCCGCGACGGTCGCGTTTACGACATTCCCGCGTTGCTTCGCTCCATGAAACGCCTGTGGCCAAACACTTTAGGATTGCAACGCCGCAGAGACGCCGAAGCCGCACTCTTCGAGAAGGCGATTGCATAAACGCCGCATTCGCAACGGTTTCCGGAGCGCATCACAAACCGTTCTCCTTGTAGCATTTGCGTTGTCAGCGTAAACCTCGCTTTCCTAACGGTTTCCGCTTGTCGCTTGCAAACGCTTAGATTCAAGCCGTTTACAGATTAACCACCCGCCGAAACCTCACTTTCGACGGGTGGCCCCCAGACAACGCCGAAGCGCATCTCAAAAAATCTTCGCATTTCGCGATTTATTTTCAACCCTCACCGCAAGTAGCTACTGTCGTGCGGTTTACAGAGTGAAGAAAAAGAAAAAAAGATTTGCAGTCTGAAGGGGAATCGTGTTGAATAAAAACCGTCGGGGGCGCGGTAGTCTCCGACGAAACCCCAAACCAAAGACAACGATGAACATCAACTACACCCTCCCCTCCGGTAAAAAAGCTAAAACCGCCCGCGTCCCAGCCCCCTACCGGATCGGGCGCAACGGAACAGGCTGGATGGAAGCCCCCAGGCCCTCAAAGGTGCCAGGTTATGTTTCCGTCCTCCTCACCGCGACCGGCAAGCGTGGCCAAGACGTCTGGAGTGAGCGAAGGGATGTTACCCTCGCGCAAGCCGCCGCCCTCATCTAAAACCTACCTCGCGCCGCAGGAATAGAACCGGAGGAGAACTCCGGCGGGGCCGATGGGTCCTTCATTGAACACCTGCGCCGCACCCCAACACATGACCGATAAACAACTCGCCCCGCTCCTTTTCACCTTCGCCGCCTTCGACGCGGTGGCGATTTCTCAAACCAACGAAGTGGCCTTTCAAATCGCACTAGGAATTCTCCTGTTAGTTTCCTACGCGGTAGGTTTTCTGGCCGCGTTCGGCGAACCCGACGACCAATGAACACCGACCTTCAGCAACTCCTTGCCAAACACGAACACCAAATCGACGCCGCGTTTCGCACCGGCGACAAACTCACAATTGCCAATGCCTACCTCGCCGTCACCATCGACCCTCCCGCCCCATGCCGCAGATGCGGAAACCCACGCCCCCGTGTGCAGGGACGCCGCCTTTGTTTTCGATGCGGCAAAGCGGAATTTGCTTCCCGTCGTCGCGGTTGACCCCGGAGTCAACGGGGGAATCGCCTGGTGGGACGTTGACCAAGGGGCGCAAGCCATCCGGATGCCGGAAACCGACGGGGACATTCTCGCCACCTTCCGCGGACTCCGCCGAGCGGGGGCGCAACGCATCGCGATGGAGCTTCCGGCTAAATGCATCTTCGGCGCCGGACACTCTTCCCTCGCTACCCTGCACCGAAACGTCGGTTTCCTTCAAGGGGTGGCAATGGCCGAAGGATTCTCTCTCCTTCTTTTCACGCCGCAGAAGTGGCAAGCCAAACTCAGCCTCAAAAAACGGACCGGAGAGGAACAGCGCCACTGGAAGAACCGGTTGAAGGAGGAAGCCCAGCGCCGATTCCCAACCATTAAGGTCACACTGGCCAACGCCGACGCCCTCTTGATTCTCGCCTCTCAGCAGTAAAACCCAGACCAAAAAACCACATGGAAAACCAAAAACTCGCCCTGTTCGCAGGGATCGCAAACCCAATCGAAGCCGCACAGCAACTCGGAGAGGCGTTCGCCTCCTCCGGTATGTTCGGATGCTCTCGACCGCAACAAGGAACCGTCCTCGCGATGCAATGCCTCGCCACCGGGATGAGCCCGTTTGAGCTAACCCAAACCTACCACATCATCGACGGTAAACTGTCGATGAAGGCCGACGCCATGCTTGGCCGGTTTCTCTCAGCCGGAGGGAAGGCCATCTGGGGAACCCGTACGGCGGAAAAGGTGAGCGCCCGCTTCATCTATCGCGACAACGACCTCGAAATGTCGGTGACAATGCAGGAACTCATCGCATCCGGGGTGGCCCTCTCCAAAGGCGATCAACTCAAAGACAACTACCGACGCCACCCGCGCCAGATGCTGACCGCCAGACTTATCTCGGAGGCGGTTCGCCTACTCGCGCCGGAAATCGTCGCCGGTGTCTACACACCCGAGGAAATCGGGGACTTCGCGCTGGAATCAACACCGCCGCCGAAGACGGAACCGGAACCAAAACCCAAGCCAAAACCAAAGGCACCGCCGACCATCGACGCCGCCGCCGAAATCATCCCCGACGCCGCGCAGCCGGTGGCCGCGGACCCCGAAGATGAGTGGAAAACCATTCTTGGCGAGCACTACAAACTCGCGCTCGACTTTTTCCACGCGACCGGAGTTCTCAAAGACGCTCAAAAACTCCAACACTTGCCCGACACCTACAAAACAGCAACCCGAACCCGCACCGCTGACCTGATCGCCAAACTGACCAAAAAGTAACCCTATGTTCAAACCAGACCGCAACGCCCCCACCGCCGGAGGATACCTAAAGCAAGCCGGAATCTTCGCCGGAACCATCGTCTTCCCGGACGAAATCAAATCGAGCAGCAGAGGCGAAACAATCGTTCGCCTCAAAATCGAAACCGACGCCGGCGCCGCGACGGACGACTATATCAACGCGGAAAAGATGTGGTGGAAACTCAACTACCTTTTGGCAGCCGTTGACCCCGACGGAACGAAAATACCGGTGGCCGATGGGGCTGACCTCGACTTCTCCAAGGAGGGAAACTTCATCGCGTTCCTCCGCCACTTCGACGGGAAAACGCTGAGTTTCGCACATTTCGAGGAGAGCTACACGAAACGCGACGGAACACAGGGGACTTCGTGGAGAGTTCGACCGCTCGACCCACGCAAAAAACCGGCCGAGCAACTCTCAAAAGCGATTCTCGCCCTTGTCGCCTCGCCGGCGCCGGCAACCCCAGAGGAACCAGACGAAATCCCCTTCTAGGCCATGCTCACCGACGCCGACCGAGCCGAAATACTGGCAATGATTCGAGACGAAATCATTGACGCAGCCCCCCCGAAAGGTGGGGGCGCAGGGGACGGAACCCTGCAACACTACGACCGCAGCCCCGCCGCCCTCACATTCGAAATCCGCTTTCTACGGCGGGAACTCGAAGCGCTGACCAAACAACTCCACAGCATCCAGACATCCGCAGAATGAACCCAGACCCGACACTAAACGAAGCGCAAGAGATTCTCCGCCAATGGGCCGACGCCCGCGGAATCCTCGCGCACTCCACCCCGCAAGCCCAGGCTCTCAAACTCGTCTCCGAAGTCGGAGAACTGGCCGACGACCTCGTCAAAGGAAACGACCCAACCGACGCTCTCGGTGACGTTTTCGTTTGCCTCACCCTAACGACGGAATTGCTAGGGATTCAACTCAACGACGCCGTCCTCACCGCATGGCATCAGATCAAAGACCGGCAGGGGCGCATGGTCGCCGGAGGCGCATTCGTAAAGGAGGAAACAAAATGAGAGAGACCCTTCCCGCCTACCTTCGACGGATGTTCGAAGGACTGAACCTCGCCAACGAACTCCGCGACTGGAACTATTTCGCAGCATTGCAGGAGATGTCGTTCTCCGCATTCGCCAACGCGGTGGAACAACGAATCGGGACGTTCGCCGAACACCCGCGCCAACTGGCCATCCAACTGTTCGCACGCCGAGCCGTTGAGTTAACCGGACGAGCAATCCAACACGGACACCAAAACCCAACCGAGTTTCTCGCGATGGTCGCCGAGCTTGAAGACGCCATCACCAACGCGCCTCGACTCGACCCCGACAAAATCGAAATCCTCGAAACTAACGAAACCGACCGCCGCCAATGGATCACGCCAGGATGCTGGCTCCCATCCGGACACAGTCTCGCAATCCTGCCTCACAAATGAGCACCAAAGACCCACTCGAAATCCTCGAACCTTTGGCGCAACTCGCCGCCAAACAAATCGACGCCGAGAGCCTGGTGATCCTCGCCCGAAAGCAGGGGGAAACCTTGGTTGTCGCCGAGGGGGACAACTGGCAATCACTCATTCTCCGAGTGGGGGCCGCGCTTCTCAACCAAACCGCCGAAAAAGATGCCTAAAATTTACCTCAAGAGCTTCCTCCAATGGATTCCCGCCGCCGACGAGCTTCCGAAAAGGGACGTCCCCGTCATCGTCGCCGTCACCGCCGGCAAACAACGGTTCACCGCCGTCTCTCACCGCATGAGTAGGGGGTGGAGTGGACTCACCGGCTCCGCATCCGTGACACAATGGGCGCACCTTCCAACCCCGCCCCTCGATCCCAATGAAACCTAAGACCATCGCACGCGTTATCGGCTTCGTGTTTTTCGCCCTCATCGCCGCACTCACCGTAGCCACAAACAGAGACAAATGACCGACGACCAAATCAACGCCGCCATCTCGCAGCTATACGGGTGGTCCGCAAATTACTGCAACGACCTCAACGCCATGCACGAGGCAGAGGACGAACTCAGTGGAAACCAATACATGGTTTACGCTAACATCTTGGGTGCCGTAGAGGGGTCTTTATTTGGCATTCGCGCCACCGCACGCCAACGAGCAGAAGCGTTTCTTCGCGCGATGGGCAAGTGGCCAACTAACGGTGACCATTTGCATGGCACCACGAAAAAGGTCGGGGAGGTGACCAAATGAGCAACCTCCAATCCATCGCCCCCAGCATCCTCGCCGGAATGCTCGACCAGATCGCAATCGATACGCAGCCAATCTTCCGGCCCTACCTCATCGAAGCCGCCCGACGATTGCAGCAGATGCCGGTGTACGGGGGAGCCGTCGCAATCCCCGACGACCTCCGCCGCAACGCCTCCGCCGAAGAACTTGTCGCGCTCCTCACGGCGCAAAACCACCAACTCCAAACAGCACTCCAGACACTCATCGATGCTCACACCCCTTGACCGCGCCCGAGCTTACGCGGCAAAAGTGCCCGGAGCCGTCTCTGGGCAGGGAGGCCACTCGGCCACCTACGACCTAGCCCGCGTACTCGTTCACGACTTCGCCCTGCCGGAGTCAGACGCCCTCCGAATCCTCACCGAGTGGAACGCCACCTGCACCCCGCCGTGGTCCCCTCGCGAACTGGAGCACAAGATCAATCAAGCCGCGACCAAGCCCCACAACACCCCGCGAGGAGCAAAACTGGACATCCAACGCGCCACCGTTTCCGCGACTGGACGATTCATCGTTTCGCGCACCGCAGCCCCACCGACGGAGCAGCAGACGGGGGGCGCAAACCGAGCCGACGCCGTCGCGCTCCTCAAAGCCGCCTTTGACCCAGAGGAAACCGTCTGTATTTGCACGCAAGCCGCCGAATCCGAAGACGGGAAACACCGACCAGGCTCTCACGGAACCTTCCGCACAGCCGCATGGTTCATCGACCAGATTGAATCCGGCGATAACCCGTTCACCTCGCCCTCCGCCGGTGGCCGCTGGATCCGAATCAACCCCTACAAACAGGGAGCCACAACCGGAGCCGACCAAAATGTCGCCGCGTATCGCCACGTCTTAATCGAGTTTGATGACCTTCCGGAAGCTGACCAACTCCACATCCTCCGCGCCTCAAACCTTCCGCTCACCGCCATTATCTCTTCCGGTGGCCGCTCCTACCACGGATGGGTCCGCGTCGACGCCCCCGACCGGCACACATGGGAAGCCCGCCGTGACGCCGTTTACCAATACCTCGAGGACGCGCACCCATGCCCCGCCAACAAAAACCCCGGCCGATTCTCTCGACTGCCTGGTTGCGAGAGGGGCGCAGCCGTTCAACGCCTCATCGCCGGACGCACCGGCCCCGAATCTTGGGAGGAGTTTGAGGAATGGCTCCGCCGCCGAGACCTCCCGCAACTGTACCGACTGGACGACGTTCAGAAGGTCGACATCTTCCCAGACCCGACTTGCATCTTGGGGGCGCGTTGGCTTTGCAAAGGCGGTTCGTTGACCATCGTTTCATCCTCCGGAGTCGGCAAATCCTCGTTCGTACTCCAACTCGCCGTCGCCCTCACAACCGCCGTCCCGTTTTTCGGCATCGCTCACCCCGACGAAAAACCACTCCGCGTGGGGCTGATCCAGGCCGAGAACGACTGGGGCGACATTCGCGAAGCCCTCGAGGGAACCCTTATCTGGCTTTGTTCAACAGGACGCGGGACGCGCGACATGGTTCCCAGAATGCAGGAAAACCTTCACTTTTTCCGAGAGAACACCAAGACCGGAGCCGCCTTTCTCGCGCTCCTCCGCCAACTCATCAAAGAGCACCGCCTCGACGTCATCATTCTCGACCCGCTGATGGCCTTCTTCGGGGACGACGTCGCAGATCAAAAGGCCATGTCCCTCTTCCTCCGGAACACGCTCCAACCGATTCTTGAGGAAACAGGAGCCGTCGTCGTCATTGTTCACCACACCGCCAAACCCAAACACGAACCCAACCGCAACGCCTCCGAGATTGCTTACCTCGGAGCCGGTTCCTCCGAGCTAACCAATTGGTCTCGCGAGGTGGCCGTCCTCCAGCGAGAGGGAGAGCGCAAAGACAAACGCGACCCCGCCTTCCGGTTCACTCTTTGCAAAAGGGGAAACCGCGCCGGACTCCTCGACGAACAAGGCGAGAGAGCAACCGCAATCCGCATCGACCACGCCAAAGAGGGGATTTTTTGGCGATACGCAACGCCGCTTCCACCGGACGAAAAGCCGGAGAAAAAAGCCGACGAAACCGCAGGGACTTTCACCCCGTCGCGCACCTACAAAAGCCGCGCTCCTAAACGTCACCGCGACGACGCCGCAGAATAACATACTTAATAAACAAACCCACCCTTACCTCTTATGCCTCCCACCTCCCACCGCCCCACCCCACACTCATTTTCCCCCTCCTCCCCTTTAGGGGGGAGGGAGGGGAAAATGATGTGGGGATGGGGCGTGGGGAGGGGGGCAAGGCGGGAAAAAGGAGAAGAAAAGAGCAATCCGCACCCGTCACCCTCGACGAGCGATTCGACGCAAGGACGACCCCGCCCCGTTCGTCCTGCGCCCATGTTCATTTCGGTTCGCGATTGCGGCTTCCAAAATGGCTCGACGCCTTCGGTTTTTTGCGTCCCAACCCCCCCCTACCAAGGAATCTCTTCCAATGTCGCAAAATAGTTTGCGGGGACGCACCCAACGAAGCAGCTGTGTGAATAAAATAAACCACGTTGACAGATGAAACCCGAACCTCAAACACCGCCGCAACCGGCCCCAATCGCCTCAAGAGTGGCCGCGCAGAACGTGAAGATTCTTTTGGAGCGTCAGAAATCGGGGAAGCCCCTTTCGCGCTCAGAAATCGCACAGGTTGAGAAATACTTCGAAGAGCAAAACGGCGGAAAACCCAAAGAGGAGTTCGCTAAATCCCTCCAAGACCTCGCCGGAATCTTCCACACCAACCGCGAAACCATCCGCCTTTGGCTCAAAGCCGGAGCACCTCGCCCGACCGGTTCCGGTTTCTACCCCATCAATGCCTGGCGCGACTGGATCCGCGAAAACGGCAAAGAAACCAATGAGGCGGAAACCCTCGACAAGGCCCGCCTCACCTGTCGACAGATTCAGCTCAAAATCGAAAAAATGGAAATCGAGGTCGCCCAGGCACGAGGCGAACTGATGCACGTCGACACCGTACGCCAAAAGCTTTTCCAATCGTTCGACACCGTCCGCCGCCTCCAACTCCGCATGGGAACTTCTCTCGCCTCTCGCCTCGCCGGAATGGAACCCGCCGACATCGAGCGTGAAATCACCCAAGCCCTTGAAGAGAGTTACGACGCCATCCAGCGATGGGCGGACAAGATGGCCCGCACCGAGGAACCCGACCAGGCATCAACCCCGACTAAACCCAAACGCACTCGCAAACCCAAAACCCCGAAAGCATGAAACCCAAAATCAAGGAACGCGACCCCCGCCAACTAACCCCAAACCCGCGCAATGCCAAGAGGCACGACGCCGACCAGATCGCCAAACTCAAAGCCTCGATTCTCCGGTACGGTTTCACCGCCCCAGTTCTCATCGACGCCGCCGGCGTCATCATCGCCGGACACGGACGAACCCGCGCAGCCATCGATGCCGGACTCGCAACGATTCCAACAATCCAACTCGACCTCACCGCGGACGACGCCCGCGCCTACGCACTCGCCGACAACAAACTCGCCGAGCTTGGCGGAGGTTGGGACTTGGAGATTCTCCGCGCCGAACTGGCCGACCTCTCAGCCCTGCCGGAGATCGAAACCGGATTCACCGACGCCGAGATTCAGACTCTTCTTCATGGGCCGAGCCGCAAACTCACAAAGGACGAAATCGAAGCCGCAGCCGACGACGACCCGCCGGAGGAAAAGCCGGACGACTTCGAACGCCAACTCGCAAAGGTAACCAACCCGACGCTTCCCCTTGTCGCCGAATACGGCGAAACCCAGCAAGCTTTCCTCATCGTTTGCGACAACTCAGTCGACGAGGCGTGGCTTCGTCATGTTCTCGGCCTAGAAGAGCCGCGCCAAAGCTACAAAGACCAAAAGTTCCAATCCTCAAACGTCGTCACAGTCTCCGAACTCCGCGCCGCATGGACATCCCAATAATCATCCCAAGCCGAGGACGCCCCGCTTCAGTCCTCACCAAAATCACCGGAGCCAAGCTTTTCGTTCCCGAATCCGAAGCGGAATCCTACCAACGGCACAACCCCGACGCCGAAATCCTCACCCACCCGCCAACCCGCAACCTAGCGCACAAACGCCAAACCATCCTCGACCGATGGCCATCTGTCTTCATGGTCGACGACGACATCGCGTTTGTTTCGCGCCTTCACCTCGCTGGCAACAATCGCGAAACGCACCTCAACCCAGACGAAATCGCCGAACTGATCCAGACAACCGCCACAAGCGCACGCCGCGCCGGATGCTTCCTTTTCGGGTTCTCAAACTGGCCAAACGCCAAACACTACTACCCCCACAAACCCATCCGGTTTAACGCTTACATCAACGCCTCCGCTTTCGGCATCCTCTCCGGTTCGTCCCTGTATTTCACCGAGCGCACCACCGCCGCCGAAAGCCATTGGCTCAACCTTCTCAACTGCTACTACCACCGGCGAAGCTTCCAAGACGCCCGCTTTTGTTTCGCTCAAGAACCGGGAAGCACTTTCTTTCGGCCAGGTGGACAGACTGCCAACCGGACGCGGGAAACCGAAAAAGCCGACACTCTCTTGCTGAAACGGACTTTCGGCGACGCCGTCCAGATCCGGAAAAACCGAGGCGACGCCGCCCTCGCTCACCCATACCAACGCACAATCAAATTCCCGTTCTGATGTTCCACGTTTACCACCTCGTCGACCCCAACGACCGCGCCGTCCGCTACGTTGGGAAAAGCAGCAAACCCAAAGCCCGCCTCGCGCAACACCTCGCCGACGCAGCCGTTGCCGACAACACGGAGAAAAAGCGATGGATTCGTCGCCTCGTCGCCGCCGGACAGAAGCCCGTCCTCGTCATCGCCGGAAGTTTCGCGACCGAACCATTGGCCCGCGCTTTCGAGTCCGATGAATGCCACCGCCACATTCACTCCATCACCAACATTCACGACCCTGCCAAAAGAGCCGCCGATCTCCACAAAGCAACCCGCGCCGCCAAATGAGCATTTTCTACGAGACCCTCGCCGAGATTTTCTCCGCCAAAAAGCAAACAACGCCGTGGAAATGGGCCGAGCAGCATTTGACCCTCGACAACACAACAACGCTCCCGGGACGTTTCCAGATCCGAAACGCGCCTTTCTGCGCCGAGCCGATGGAAGCATTTGCCGACAACCGCATCGACGAACTGACCATTATGTGTTCAGCCCAATCCGCCAAAAGCCAAATGCTGATCACTTGCCTATGTTGGGCAATCGCCGAAGACCCCGGCCCCGCTCTCTGGGTGATGGCCAACCAAGACGACGCCGAGGAGTTTCACCGCGTACGACTAAAGCCGCAAATCCTCTCAGCCGAACCCATCCGGCGTTTGATGATTCAGCACCGTTCAGCCGACAAGGCCTCCGGCATGGATTTCTCAACGATGCACCTCTCGATTCGCGGCGCACACTCACCCGCCAAACTCCAGTCCCTTCCGGTTCGCTGGTTGATTCTCGATGAGGTACGCAACTACCCACCCCAAGCCCTCGACACCGTCCGCAAACGCGTTCGCGCTCAATGGAACCACCGTATCGTCCAAATCTCCACGCCCGACCTCGAAAACGACGAGATGCACAGAAGCTTCCTCCAAGGTGACCAACGCCATTTCTACTGGGGATGTCTTCAATGCGGCGAGCACTTTTGCCCGACATGGGACACCGTGAAATGGGACACCGACGAACGTACAACCCGCCCAAACGGAGATTTCATCTTCGACCGACTCGCAGAGACAATCCGCATCGAATGCCCCCATTGCCATTTCGCCCACTTCGACAACGCACACACCCGAAAACGCCTTCTGCAAAACTTCCGGTGGATACCGCACAACGAAACCGCGCCCGCCGCCCACCGTTCCTACCATTGGAACGCCTTCATTCCCATCTGGATTCAATGGCGGAAAATCGTCGAAGAGTTTCTTGAAGCAAAAAAAGTTCTCAACCTCACCGGTTCAACCGGAAAACTCCGGATCTGGAAGGGGGAATCCCTTGGCCTTCCTTGGACGCCGGATTTGCAGGAGGAAAACACGTTGGTTGTCGAGGCCGGAGCCGCAGCCTACCCACTCCGCACCGTTGGCGACGGAATCCGCATTCTCACCGTCGACGTTCAACAAGATCACCTCTGGTTTCTGGTTCGCGAGTGGCAACCGGACGGAGCGTCGCGCCTTGTCGACTGGGGGCGCGTTCACGGTTTCGCCGACCTCCCGCCAATCCAAGCGCAATACGGAATCCCCAATGCCAACGTCCTGGTCGACTCCGGATTCGAAACCTCCGCCGTGTACGCCGCCATCGCCCGACACGAAGACCGAGAGGGAAACCGATGGAAGCCGACCAAAGGAACACCCAACACCGACGGATGGACAATCGACGGAGTGAAGAGGCCGTTTTTCTTCTCGTACACCGAAATCGGTAAAGGCCACAAGCCCATCCGGCTCCTCCTGTTTTCCGTCGCACTAATGAAAGACCACCTCTGCGCTATGATTCGCGGTGGCCCCTATCAACCCCGTTGGGAATACTCGACCGAAGCCGGAAAGGATTACCTCTCGCAACTGACCGCCGAGCGTCGCCGTGAAAAAGTAGACAGCTATGGCCGGTCAACGTATTTTTGGGAACGGATACGCCGCAACAACCACGTTTTCGACCTTGAGGTTCTCCAACTTCTGGCCGCGACTGGCCACCGCGGAATCCGATTGAACGGAGAACTCGCGACCGATGGCAAACGAAATTGATTACCACGCAATCTTTCGAGCGATGAGCACGGCGGAACTCTCCGCCGCCATCGCTCGACTAAACCAAGAGTTTGCCGACCCCTACACCGCAATCTCCGCCGCCGGAACCTCCTCGCAACGCGACCGCGCTCAAATCGCCACCGAACTCTCAGCCGCTTGCCAAGTTCACGCCGAGCGCACCGCCTCCGGAACCCCTCGCACCCGCGCCCGCGCTTACTTCGCATGAACCTCTTATCCCGTCTCAAACGCACCGCCTTCTCTTGGATCGGAGCCACGCCGACCGCCGAGCGCAAACTAACGCCCTCGCAAAACTCCAACCACCCAGAGACATCAACAAACCAACGCTCCCGAGTTCAACTCATCTGGGAAGCCCGAGACCTCCAAAGGAACCACCCACTCGTCGCCGGAATCCTCAAGCGTCTCAGCCTGTACACCGTCGGAACCATCCGGTTTCAAGCCCGCACCTCCGACCCCGCTTTCAACGCCGCAGCCGAAGCCTATTTCCAAAAGTGGAGCCGAAACGCCGACATCGCCGGACGGTTCGACTTCGTCCACCTCGTCCAACTGGCATTCATTTCGTTCCTCCGCGACGGCGACGCCGTCATCGTTCACAGCATCACCACCGACGGACTAAAGGTTCAGTTAGTCGAGGCCGACCGCGTTGGGAACCCGTACGCCTCTATCGTCGCCGAAAACGAAATCGGCGGGATTTGCTTCGACGACCTCGGACGGCCCGAAACCTTCCGCATCTATCGGCGCACGATGGGAGCCGCGTATACAGACCCACAAGAGATTCCCGCCGCACGTTGTCTGCATCTATTCGACCCCGAACGGCATGACTCCTACCGTGGAATTTCAGCCCTAGCACCCGTCATCGCCACCTGTCGCGACATCGTCGACATTCTGGAAGGGGAAAAAGCCGCCGTGAAATGGGCAGCAGGACAATCCGGCCTTATCAAAACCCAATCCGGCAACGGGCAGGGATGGGACGAAACCACCGCAACCGGCGAACGCATCGAACGAATCAAGCCAGGCACCATCCACTATTTGAAACCCGGTGAAGAGGTGCAGAGTTTCCGCAACGAACGCCCCTCCGTGACATTCACCGGTTTTCTCGAAACCCTCCAACGCCACATCTCCGACGCTCTCGGACTGCCCTATGGGTTTTTCGTCGACTCGTCAAAGCTAGGAGGCGTCACCGCAAGGCTCGATTCCCAGCAAGCCGCCCGTGTTTGTCGCCGCTACCAAGACCTCCTCACCCGTCAGATTCTCGACCCGATCGCGCAAGCCGTCGTCGCCCTCGGAATCGCCGAGGGACAGATTCCGGAAAACCCAAACTGGAACGCCCACCGCTGGCAGTTTCCGCCGTGGCCGTCCGCCGACATCGGACGCGAAACAAAAGCCGCACTTGAAGAAATCGCAGCCGGTGGCGGGACTTGGTCGGAATACTACGCAGAGAAGGGAGAAGACTGGGAAGAAGCATTCAGCCAATCCGCAATCGAGACCGCCCGCCGGAAGGCGATTTTCTCGGAAGCAGGAGTGGCCGACCCCGTCCTCGCCGCAGCCGCGATGAAACCCGGAGCCGGAGCACCTCCGCCCGCCGCCTTCCAAGCAAAGCCGGAATCGTTCGAACCTCCCAAAGGCGTCCAAGAGGCCGCGGCCAGAGCACTCCGGAACCGAGAGCAGCAACCTCCAAGCAAACGCGGCATGACTCCGGTTGGAATCGCCCGTGCTCGCGACCTCGCCAACGGTCGCCGCGTTTCCGTTGAGACGCTAAAACGGATGAAGGCCTATTTCGACCGGCACGAAGTCGACAAGAAGGGCAGCACTTGGGACGCGTACGGCAAAGGCCGACAAGCTTGGGATGGATGGGGCGGGGACGCCGGACGCACTTGGGCAAACCGCGTTCTCGCCAGCCTCGAAAAATGAGCTTTTCCCTCCGCCAACTTCCGGACGGCCAATGGGTAAAACTCGCCCGCCGCCTCACGTTCTCGCTCGATTTCGACCGCACCTTCACCGCAGCCCCCCAACTGTGGCGGGACTTTATCGCCAACGCCCACGCCGCCGGACACCGCGTCGTCTTGATCACGCGCCGACCGGACACCAACGCCGACCGCGACGAGGTGACCAAACGCACCGCAACCGCCAATCTCGACCGCCTCATTTTCGCCGGACAAACTCAAAAAGAGGACGCGGCCCGCGCAGCCGGTGAAACCATCGACATCTGGATTGACGACCACCCCGTCGGAATCCCCGCCGCTTAATCCCATGCCCTACGCCGTCAAACAACTTCCGAGCGGTGAGTGGGTGAAAGTGAAACGCACCGCCGCCGACACCATCGTTTCTCGTCACAAAACCAAAGCGGACGCAATCGCCGCCATCCGCGCCTACTACGCCAACAAACGCAGCCTCGAAAACCGCTCAAAATGAACACGACATTCTCAGCCCTCGCACCCGAAACCGTCGGCGAAAAAATCATCCACGGAGTTTCGGTGATCACGACCGGCCCCGCAAAAGGCCACGGACTAATGGTCGACGCCGAGACCCTCGCCCAGGTTGTCCAATGCTCCAAGGCCCGCGCCGTAAAGGTCAAAATGCTCCACAACTCCGACCTCAGCCAAGTGATCGGAACGCTCAAGAACTTCCGCATCGACGGAGAAAAGGTGCTGGCCGACCTTCACCTTCTAGCCTCCGCCCCCGCCCGTGATTTTGTCCTCGAAATCGCCCGAACAATGCCGACCGCATTCGGCCTTTCAATCAGCTTCGAAGGTGCGCCAGACGGGAACCTCGCCCGATGCTCACGTTTACTCTCCGTTGACCTCGTCGACGAACCCGCCGCAAACCCCGACGGGTTGTTCGAAGAAAAACCGATAGACGCACCTCTGGCAGATGTTACAACCAACTCAGAACCACCTATGACCGACAACCCCGAAAAAATGGAAGCCCCAACGCCAGAAGACCGCATCGCGGCTCTTGAAGCGGCCATCGGGGAAATCAAATCGATGCTCGCCTCACTAGTGTCCGAGGAGAAGACAGAAACCGAAATGGCAGCAAAACCGGAACCCGCAGCGGAGCCGGAGCAAAAGGCCGGAGAAGCCTTCGAAGCCATCGAGTCCAAAATCCTCGGAACGGTCGAAACGCGGTTCGAAGCCCTCGCCACCCTCATCAAATCGATGGGCGCACCCGTCGCACATGGCGCAGCCGGTGACGCAACCAAGCCTTCCTCCTCACCAATCAACTTTGCAGAACTCCGCAAATCCGACGCCGCGATGCGGTCACACCTCATCGAGCGCGGAATCCTCAAACACTAAACCCAAAAAACAAAAATGGCTCAAAACGACTCTGGCTTCAAGGCGTTCACAGTTGGCGCAACGGCGATTCCCGCCGGTTCACGCGTTCAACTTTCGAGCGGCGTGTTGGTGGCAGCAGCCGCACCTAACGGTTCAGCAATCGGCGTCGCCCTCACGGACGGCCCCATCGGCGGAACGCTCACAATCAAACTCAACAACGCCGCAGGGACGCACGATATGCTCGCCTCCGGCGCAATCAGCGCAGGATCACCCGTGTTTCCAGCGGCCTCCGGCAAAGTCGCATCCGCGACGACCGGCGGAAACCTCGCAATCGGAATCGCACTCGAAGACACGACCGGCGACGGCCAGAGAATCGAAGTCGCGCTCCAACCGCAAGCCCACTCCTAACCACTCCTTAAACCATGTACGCAAACTCAACGGCAATCCTCCGCGCAGACATTCAAGAGGCGGTCATTCAAGCGGGTGGCGCAGATGCTGGCCTAATCGGTGGCCTCGTCATGCCCCCTCTAGAAGTCTCCGGCAAATCCGGCCAGTACCTCAAAATCGAAACCGCAGCCGGAAACCTAATGAAGGTTGATGGCGACGCGGCCAAGCGGGCGCAGGATGGGAGCTATTCCCGCATCAACCGCAGTTGGACGGCAGACACCTACCTCACGGAAGACCGTGGCTTAGAGGAGTTGGTCGACGACTCCCAACAGGCAGACCTCGCCCGCTTCCTCGATGTTGAAGCAACCATCGCAAAGCTTTTGCTCCGCAACATCAAATTGGCGCACGAAAGCCGCGTGGCTTCCGCGATTTTTAACACCGGAACATTCAACGCGACCGCAGCCGGAACCGCATGGACGGATGCCGGAGCCGATCCGGTTTCGGACATCCTTAACGCCATCGCCCGACTCCTCAAAAAGGGAGTTTCGGCAAACACGTTGGTCATCAACCAAGATGTTTACAATCTGCTCCGCAAAAACGCGAAGGTTCAGAGCTTCATTTTTGGCTCCGTCGGAACTGGCGACCTTCGCAACGTGGATTCGACGCTAATCGGCGCAAACCTCGGAATCGAAAAGGTTCTGGTTGCGTCCGCAGCCTACGACGCATCCAAGCGCGGAGCCGCATCGCCCTCGGGCACGTTCGTCTGGGCGTCCAACCGCGCATGGGTTGGTAACACCGCATCCGGCAACTTCCAAGCAGGGGGCGCGGGGCGCACGTTGACGTGGAAGGACGATTCACCGGATCTGTTCACGGTGGAAACCTACCGCGACGAATCCCGCCGCTCCGGCGTTGTTCGCGTTCGCCAGTCGACCGCCGAGAAAATCATCGACTCGACCGCGGGCGAAGTCATCACTTGGTAATCTGACCACCCTTAGAGGGGGGACGGGACACCCCGTCTCCCCTTTTTTCTTATGGTTCCGCCTACCTCACAAGTCCAACGCTACACGGGGATGGAGACGCCTGGTGGCCTCGCCGTTTTAGCCAAAAGCCATTTCCAGCATGGGCCGAAGGCAACCAACCCGCCGCCGGTGACCGCCGCCCCATTGACCCCACCAGGAGCGGGAATCTACGACGCATCCGGCAAACTTCCGCAGATTAAAGGCGCCGGCCTTGAGTTTCTCGCCTACGCATGAACCCCCTTTTCCAAGCCTCACTCTCTCGCAGTTTCGCGCACTCCGTTTCGGTGTTCGGCGCCGACGTCCTTCTCAACGGCGAAACCGTACAGGCAATCGTTTCGGAACCGGAATTCTCTTCTATGCCAGAGGAAGGGGGCACGAACATCGGCGGAGACCTCACAATCCGCATTTCTCGCACGACTTTTGACGAGTTCGGCAAAGCCGGTGACCCAAGAAAAAACCTCTTCACGGTCAATGGGCAAAAATACCGCCCGACGATGCTCCGCGACACGCCCGAAAGCCCCATCCTCATTTTTGAAACGAGGCAAGACCAATGAGCACGTTTCTCTATGACCTCGAAGCCGGAATCGTTAACGCGATTCTCTCCGACCCAGACGTCGCCGGAATCACGGTGACGACCTCTCAGACGGACGAGGTGAAGGAGACCCTCTCCGCATTCGTGGCCGTCGAACACTCCCGCGAACTCGTCGCCGGATCACGCGTCTTCATTCTCGACGGAACGCTCGCCCTCCGCATCAATCGCTCGCAATACTCCGCCGAGGAGGCAGCAGCCGCCGTGCAGAACATCACCGCCGCACTTCTCAACGCGCCGAGCGGAGAGGAGGGGTTCGAAGCGTTCTCAAACGGGAGCGCAAAATGCATCGGTTTTGTGATGGGGGCGCAAAACACAAACTTCAAGGACGAGGTAGAAGTTCACGTTTTTTCGTTTAAGATTTGGGCATACCAACTTCAAGAAACCAACTAAAACCACAATGGCAACCATACACAAGGGGGGATTGAGCTACGGCGCACTTGGCACAACCAAGACGCAGTCCGGAATGCTCGTTACCCAATACAACGCTAAAAAATCAAGCGCACAGAAGGAAATCACCGGCCCGAACGGCGAAATCCAGTCGCTTGCACTTTACAACATGAAGACCGAGGTGACCATCGATGGCTACATTTCCGGAGCGTTTTCCGGCACGATTGGCTCGACCGCAGACACCTCGACCTTCATCGATTCAGTCAACCGCGCCTTCTCAGCCGAGGACGTCGCCAAACTGACCGTCTCGAAAACCTTCTACGCCGGATTGACCTAACCACTCGCACACTATGGCCGCAATTATCAAAGGGGAAGACGTCGAATTCGGAACTGGCAACGGTTCGCCGACCCTCATCACCTCCGCAAGCGTCAACAAAACGTCGTCAAAAAAAGAAATCGCCGACGGAGCCGGACAGTTCGGAGCCGTTGTCTACTACGCCATCAAGGACGAAGTGAATTTCGAAACGTACCAAGCGACAAGCCCCAACGTCGGAGACACCGCCGTTCTCCCAGGTCTCATCTCCGGATTCGTCGGGGGGAGCGTTTTCGTGACATCCTCGGAAGCCATTGAATCCTCCGAAGACTTGGTCAAATCCAACGTCCAAGCCGTCAGTTACGAAGCCATCGACTAACACTCAACAGCCCCGAGGAGTTGCCGGAAGTGGCGGGCCAAAGCCACGTCTCCTAAATCAAAACCGGCTCTTACCTTGTATGATTGAATCTTTTTACACCACGGGAAACCAACGCCTCGCGGTGGCTCTCGCCACAATCGGAATCGAACCGCACCGGAACCCCGTCACCGTCGAACGCTCGACACTTCCAAACGGCGAACAAACCACCCGCACCGCATTCCATTTCGAGGTAGCAGGAACGTGGACAGGTTTCGGCGGACAACCGCAAATCGCCATTCGCGCCGACCAGATCGCATCCGCCTACTTCACGCTGGGACGCCGGAAAAATCCGGACAACCTCGACTTCCGCATCCTCGCCGAGCTTCAAATCATTCACGCCTGTCTGGAGGTGCGCGACGAAATCAACCGCGTCCGCAAAGCCGCCAACCCCGAACAATCCTACATTGGCGTCGCAATCTGCGAAAACGCAACCACCTTGGCAGGGTACACCCACGCAACACAGGAGCTAACGCGCCAAAAACTGCGCCGAGGCATCCTCTACGCGCCGACCGAGCAGTTGCCCGACGCCATCAAGATTTTCAAACAGTTCTCCTAAAACCTAACCCGATAACCTAGCCAATGCTCAACGACATCCAACACCTCATCACCGCCGCCGCCAACACCGGCGAATCCATCGCGGGAGTCAACTGCCGACCCCTCACGCTCCAGACGTTCGCGCTCCTCGAGCTAACCGACAACCAGATTCTGACCGCAACAGAGACCAAGATGGCCGACGTTCTCGGCTTCATCTATTTGCACTCCGCGCCGGAGAAGGAAATCGCCGAAGCCGTTTCCGCCTACGTTGCAGGGAACAAATCCCGCATCCTCCAAGAAGCACTCAAGCTTCCCTCAATCCCATTGTCCGACATCGGCAACATCGCCCAATCCATTCGCGAAATGATTGAGCGAGCAATGCAGTCTCAAGTCGAAATCGAGGACTCCGACGCAAAAAGCCTGGGGGAGTCGCAGGGGCGGGAGTGATCGCCCGTTTCCTTCACTTTTTCGCGGAAAGGTACGGTTGGCGACCTGCTGAGATTCTCGCCCTCAGTTTTCACGATGCAAACCAACTCATGCGAGCAGCCCTCGAATCCGATGGCATTCGACTCCGGCCTCCGCGTGGATTAACCTCGCACTATGGCCCGCCCGAAGATTTCCTTTTCTCTTGATCCAAGCGAGTGGGAAACCGTCTTCAACGCCTACGTCAAGGAGACGCGGATGGATGCTCGCGCTGCGTTCAAAAAAAAGGCGGTGGCGATTTCATTCGGATTGTTCCGTGGCCATCGCGATCTGCGAGGCAAAATCCTCCGCGCCATCGAAGCAGTCGCCAAACCCGGAAACGCCATCCGCATCCGGTCGCGCATCAAAACCGCTCAAGCCGTCCGGCTCAGTAAAAAGGAAGCCGCGCTCAAAAAAAAGGTTCTCCGGCTCCGAGCCATGAAGAACCAAGATTCAAAAGCCGCCGGACGGACTCGGAGCAGCATCGCGAAATTCCGGCAGTCGGTAAAAGAACTGAGGGGCGAAAGCCTGGTCACGGATTTTCTCGGACGGCAGACCACCGACGAACGCAAACGGGAACTTGGTGCTCGCCGCGCTTCCGCCGGATTCATCGCCGCACGCAGTTGGAAGTTGGGCGGACAAACGCTCGACGACCTCGCGCCCCTCGACAAACGATCCAAAATCCGCAAACGCACCGACCCCGATAACCTCGCCCTAGAACTCGAAAACACTCGCCCGAACATGGGCGATTTCGTTCGAAAAACCAAATACACCCAAACGGTGATGGATGCGGAGGTGCAGGACATGAAGGAGGGCATTCTTAAAGTCATCAACCGCCGCCTCAACAAAGCAAACAAATGAGCACCGCAACAGCAACCGTCCGCATCGGGGCAAACATCTCCGGACTCACCTCCGGCATCAGCCAAGCCAAAAGCGCACTCTCCTCTTTCGCGAGCAATGTGGCCGCGGTCGCCGGAGGACAAGCCCTGTTTGCTGGTTTGCAAACCGGACTCAACCTAGCGGTCAAAGGCATTCGCTCACTCGGAACCACTTTCTCCGAAGCCATCTCCGAAGCCGGAAGCTTCGAATCCATCCAAGCCCAGTTCACGACGTTCTACAAAGACACCTCCGTCGCGGCCTCCGCCGTTGCCGAGCTTGGAAAATACGCCAACACCACATCATTTCAGCTTCAAGACGTCGCCGACGCCGGAGCCGGTCTCGCATCGGTAGGCGTCCCCGCCGAGCAGCTCAAGGAATCCATCCGCGTTCTCGGAGACGTCGCAGCCGGTTCACGCCGTCCCCTTTCGGAGATTCTCCAGCCGTACATCAAGACCCTATCGACAGGCCGATTCCAAACCGAAAGCTTCATGCAGTTTCTGGAGCGGGGGATTCCGATTGGCGAGCAGTTAAAGAAAAGCCTCAACCTAGACGACGCCGGACTCACCCGCGCCCTCTCGGAAGGCCGAGTTTCCGCGCAGCAAATGGTGGACGCTTTGCAGCAGATCACCACCACCGGCATATTCGCCGGAGCCGCCGCCGCCCAAGGTGAAACGCTAAACGGCAAACTTTCAACCCTAGGAGACGCAATCGCCGAGCTAAAGCGCAACCTCGGAACCGCAGCCTCCACCGGACTCAAACCCCTTATCGAACTGGCATCCAACCTCGCCAACGCATTCGCGCCCCTCGCAACCTCAATCGGCAACGCGTTTACCGCCGCAGCCCAACGAGCCACTCAGTTCTCCGACGGATTCAAAACGAAGTTCGCCGCCGCCGTCGAATCCGGCGTGAAAGCCTTCCAAATTATCGAAGGGGCGATTCGCAACGGAACCTTATGGGACGTGCTCTCAGCCTCCGCCAAAGTCGCATTCGGCGAAGTGCAGTTGGTCGCAGCCCAGACACTCCAAGGAATTCAAGAGGTTTTCGAAAAGGGGGACGTTTTCGCCGCCCTTGGCCGAGTCTCCGACTCATTCATCAACACCCTCATCGAAGCCGCGCCAAAAATCGGAGCCGCGTTCGAAGGCCCAGTCGGCTCTTCGCTCAAACGAGCCGCCGACAGTTTCGCAAGCTACCTAAAGGAGCAAGTCGACTTTGCCATCTCCGGCGCACTCGACATGGTGCTCCCCAGTTTCCTATCCCCCGCAAACGCCGACATGACCGGCGGAGGAATGCGCCGAGCAGGGATGGACACCTCAACAATGCCCACCGGATTCGCAAGCGGCATGGTCAGCCCTGCGCAAGCGCAGGAAATCGCCGCAGCCAAAGCCGCCGGATACCCAACACCACTCACACCAGGAGAAGTGAGGGAAACCTTCGCGGGAGGAAAACGGATCACCTACAACACAAAGGAATCGCTGGTTAACGGCGCAATCATTCCACCGGCAAACTCCGACGCATTCGCCGAGGGAACCGGCGGAGGAGGACTCCTCGCCATTTTCCAGTCCGGATTCAACAAACAAACCGAAGCAACCGTCAGACTTCAGCAGCAAAACGAAAAAACCCGCCTAGAACTTGTTCGCCTCATCGAGGAAGCGAAGAAAAGCACCGTCGCCGCCCGCGAACAAATCGGAGTGTTGCGCCAAACCGCCGAGCTAACCGCCAAAGAGGGAGCCGCCGCAGCAAAAGAAGGAGGCGCAGCCGGAGGACGAGGGATGGAACGGTTCACCAGTCTCGAAAGAATCGGAGGAGGCAGACGCCGCACCGGAGGAGGTTCCAGCGAAATCATTCCCCTTGAAGGCCGAGAGCCTGGTCTACGATCCGCCGGAACCTTTACCGGAGGTTTCGCCAGTTCTCCGGCATTCCAGAAGGCCAAGGCCGAGCAAAAGCGACAGGCAGAACTCGCCAAACTCGGCCCTGTTCAAGGCCCGCCGATGGCCGACTTCATCCGACAGGAACGCCAACGCCTCGCAACGCCTCGCATCGATTTCGACGTCGCACCCAAATTCCCTCTGCCGATTCCAGTCGGATCAAAAATCGACCCCGTTGTCGAATCCATCCAACGCCAAACCGAAGTTCTCCGCGCTCAAGGGTCGCTCAACGTCCAAGCAATCTAACCATGGCCGTCACCCACTCCAAACCATTCGGCGATCCCGTTCCCGTTTCCGCACAGGTTGATTGGTCGGGAGCCTTAGAAGCAACTTTCCAATTCCGAGGAGCACCAGGGTACGACTGGCCATTCCTTAAATCTTTTGGGGGCACGACGCTCCGACGCACTTCCAGCCGAGAAATCAAAGAATACGCGTCGCAAGAATACGTCATCTCCGAAGCCACCTACCGCGGAAGAGCCTTCATTCGCAATCAAATCTCAATCGAAGGAACGGTGACAACGGAGCCAATCACCGCCCACCATAAATTTGAGGAACTCGCAGGATCTCCAGCCGAACCCGACTCCACATACGCCATTTGGGAAAACCGCAACGGCATAAACACGTTTGTCCAATGGAAAAACGATTCAAACTACGCGGGGATGGACTCCTTCCTGTCGCCGGAGTGGACTGCGTCCGTTGAGTGGCTGTCGGACACAGTTTCCAACTTTGTTCCAGGAACAATTTACGCTCTACCAGACGCAGGAGATTTCTCAGATGACTCCGGATTTGAGTGGCTTTGCACAGCAGTTTCCCAGCAGCCGCACGGGAACGCATACAGAATCAACGCTCAACTCATCGGTTCGCAAAACTGGCCTTCCACAATCTACACCACATAAATGGCACACGTTTACAAAGGGCTCATCGCAAGCGGCAATCTCGTCTTGGGACAAGTCGAAACAGGTTATGACGAGTGGGGAAACCTCCTCGAAACCGCAAGTTACTACGGCACAGGCAATGCCGTAACACAGATAGCAGAATCCATTTCACCGCTTGCAGCGATGGCAAACGACCGCAACATACTTTCGCGGTCTGTAAATTTCGACGTGGACTCGGGCATCGCCACACTCACCGAAACCCGTGTTTTGGTTTATGCAAACCCAGACATCAAACGAGTTTCCTTGGAGTCGCAATCCGGTCGCGAACCAATCACCGCCCACCCAAATTTCGAAGAAATCGCCGGAACGCCAGATGAGCCAAATTTTGCAAATGCCGTTTGGGTAAAAGCCGACGACGCAGACGAAACCATGCGGTTCGTTGAGCTTCGCGGAGCATTCGCCGGATACGAGCAGTTCATCAGCGGCTCCGGCACCCTCCTCCGCGTACAATGGATAGACGCATACAGCAACGTGGGTTTCGACGACAAGCTTGGCAAAATTGAATACCCAGAAGGGACTGGAATTTGGGGAGGCGCAAGCTCATGGCTATTGGTTGGCGCAACCTCCGAGCCGTTTGGGTCGCAAGCCAAACACACCAAAATCTATCGCCTCGCCTCTTCCAACGCCTCGCGCACCGGCGGATGGATGCCCTATTTTTACGCATGAAAACGCCTCGCGGGAGCATTTCGAACGACCCGTTTTCTCGCACAATCAATCGAATCCGCGACGAACTGGTTCGGCTGCGGATCCAATCAAGCCCCGACGTTAAAGCCAACGAAACCCCAACTGGCACGCGTTTGATCGCAGCAGAAACCAAGAGCAAAAAATGCTTCCTCGCCCGTCATTTCGTTGAGTCGGAGGAGGGAGAGGACGCATTCGGGGAGCCAATCCTTATCGGTAAATTTCAAATTCACGCCCCTTACGGACTATTTCCTGCCCGCGAAGAATCAGTCTATGACAACCGACCGCGGATTTGGAGGATGACCAAATTGTTTTCCGGACAAGACGTCAACGAGGTCACCACTCTCCCAACCATTCCCGAAGAAAACCTCACTTTCAACAGTTCAATCGCCGTGGCCAATGTTGTCTCCGGATTCTGGGGCGCAACCGTGGTTTTCACCCTTACACGCATTGGAGGGGACATGGAAACCAACCCGTGGCAAATGTTCGACGGGACGACCTTTTCAATGTGGGAGCAGGTTGAAACCGAAGAGCAAACGGACAAGCTTTGGAATCCGCTCTACATTCCAGAAAATCCAGACCCAGCAGCCCCAAAAGAAACCTACGTCAAAGTCCCGTATTGGCTAACCCCTTTTGGGTTCACCGCCCCATTTATCGACGAAGATGAAACAATGATGGGCCACAAACTCACCGGCCCGAACCATGATGTCGTCGCCATTTTTAAGGTCAAAGTTTACGCGTCCGAACACATATTTGCAAACGCGGTGACCGGAGCACTCGACCCAGACTGCAACCCTATCGACAACTCGACGCCAGTAAGAAAATACGGCGCATTTTATGCACCGTACAATGCAACCGGAAAACCAACCTATGCGCTCCTCCGTAACGCCGGATCAAATGGTGCAACTTCTCAAATCGCAATGGAAGGCCCGTATACCTACTACACCGGCAGACCGGAACGATGGCTAGTGCCGACGGAGCTAGTCGAAGAGTGGAATGAGCAGGAGCAACGCATCAGCGTGGATGATGTCATCGCAGCCGGTGGCGTCCTAAACACCGAAATCCGCTTGCCCGTTTTGCGTTGCATCAGGCGTGAACAAAAATACGACATCTCCGCGTTCTTTTTTAACGCTTACGAGCAAACCGACGCCGAGGGATCATTCAACCCAAGAGACGCCGTCGCGATGGACGAGTATGTCGACCAACCTTCTTTTTATGACGGAGGCTATCTAGACTCTTCTTTTCTCGGTTCAACGACCGAACTTGTAGTTCGCGCTCACGTTTTTCAGCAAAATTGCGACTACGACCCCAGCGAACCCAACACCGCGTCCAATCAACCTTTCTACCCTTGGTACCAAGGGGGATTCTACATCAAACAGAGGGACTCTCAGCCATTCCTCTGGAGACACTATATCGAGTACGGCAAAAGCCAACAGACTTGCAACGAACAGGAGTTCGAAATCATCACGACAACCGAAGAGAACGACGACACCTGGGCGCAAGAGGGACACCCCCTCGACGTTTACAAGCCGCCGCAGACGCTTTTCTTTTTTCCAGGTACGGCCCAATATGAAAAACCATTCTCCGCCGCTGGTTTTTACGCAACTCAAGAGGTGAATCGTCCGCAGCCAGAACCCTGTCCAGAACCACAACCAGAAGAATGATAATCCCACGATTAAAGAGCGGAGGAACGCTCGCAAAAGTAATCAACGAGATCATCGATTACCTCCCGCGCCTTCGCGTCCAATCAACGCCGCAAGTTTTGGTCGACCACACCCCACGCGGCCAAATCCTGCGTTTCAAACAGGGTAACACCGTGCCAGGTTCGCCAGCAGTCCGCTCGCACCCGTTTAAGGTCCAACCAATCGGTGGCGATTCGGACGTCGTTGAGGTTTATTGGGGGACAGTCGGAGGAAGAGAAGCATTTTCAGAAGCAAAAAAACCGCTATCCATCTCCGTCAACTCGCGCATCGTCGTCTCCTGGACTCTCGACATTGATGACGAAACAGCCGGAGGCGTTACGGGAGTCGTCGTAGACAAAGAGCCTGTTTCCGAGCCGTTCGAAATCGTTGACATCAGCGGGACTGGCATCCACTACAAAGCCCTCATCGCAACCGTTAACCTCGTCGGCGGGTCGCTCAACGTCCAGCAACACGTCATCAACCACATTCCAGCAATCATCTGATGACAAGCCGCGTTGAACCCCTACAATCCGACGCAGGATGCTCCTCTCCGTCGCCCTAGATTCCGGCCTCGTCTACGTCTCCGGCCTCCGCCGAAGCGACGACCAAGAGGTGCTCCACCGCAACGGGGACGTTATCCCCACACAAATCGAGTTTCGCAACACGATTTCGAGCGCATCAACGGTCGACATGGGATCAACCAATGGCCTCCGGTTGACGGTAAAACCAAAGGGAGATTTCGACGCCAACGCTCTCCTCAGTTTCGCAAGTTGGACGCGGACGGCCTCCGGCTCATCCATCGATTATCGCGCCACCCTCAACACCGCATCCGGAGGAATCGACCGGTTGCTAGGCATCGACCCGTTCGACGTCGCCGAGCGTGTAGCCATCCAAACAACCGCTACAACCGCAACCCGCTCCTATTTCGACCTCGCCGACGATGCCGGAGCCGTTCGCGTTTGGTTTGGCGTCGACGGACTCGTTCCAACCGAGCCACCCCTAGCTCCGGAATCCGGACGCCTTCTCAAAGTTTCCGTTCTCGGAACCGAAAACGCTTCCGACATCGCCGCCAAAATCGCCGCAGCCCTTGAAGCCGACGCCGCTTTCACCGCCTCATCCGCAGCCGACATTGTAACCGCGACAGCATCGACGCCAGGACAACGGATTCCGCCGCACCCGCGCTCCTCTAGCTACGGGGTGACCGTGCTCGACGCGGGAGGCGACGAAACCGTCAAGGATCAGCCATCCGTGACGCTGCAAGCGGAAATCGCGTGGACTTACAATGGCAACCTCACCACAACCCGCGCTCTCCGGTGGCGGGTCGAAAACACCAACCGCCGCGCCTCGCAGCCGGTCAGCCTCCCGTTTTTCGACTCCACAAACATCGCAGCCGCCGCCGTCCTATTCACGCCGCAATCGCTCACCGGCCCACAGCAGACCCAAGCCCGTGCCAACATCGGAGCCGGTGGCGTCATCGGCGGAACTCCGGTCGACGGAAACGTCGTCGGCGTCATCGGAGGGGCGACAGTTTACGCAGATTTCCCAGTTCTCGCCGCCAAAGTAGATGGCGGCCAAGTCTAACCAATCGCAGCCATGCCAAACACGATCCAACTTAAACGCCGCATCACCTCGACAGGAGTCGACGGAGTGACCCTAGTGACCGCCGAACCTCTGTTCCAAGAGTTCGATAACCAGCTTCTAATCAAAAAATCGACCGGAGACGTCATCGTCGTCGGCGGGGAAGGAACCGCGACCGCGGACGGGATGGTCACGACCGCCAACCGCCCCCAAACGGTCAAGGGGACAAAGACGTTTTCGGGGACGCTCGACATTACAGGAGCTTTCCAAATCGCTGGCGTTGCAGTCACAGCAGACGCCGCCGAGCTTAACAAACTAGATGGGGCGTTGGTCACCACCGCTGAGATCAACAAGCTTGCCGGAGTTTCCGACGGAACCGCAGCCGCAAACAAGGTTCTCATCGTCGACGCATCCAAGAATCTCGACCTCGGCTCCGGCCTCATCTCGTCGACGGGGACGCCAACGCTCGACGCTCACCTCACCACGAAAAAATACGTCGACGACGTCGCGCAGGGGCTGGACGTCAAAGCCTCCGCTCACGTCGCAACGACCGAGCCTCTCCCCGCCTCAACCTACAACAACGGTTCGTCCGGCGTTGGCGCGACGCTCACAGGTGACGCTTTCGGCGCACTCAGCATCGACGGCCACTCTCCTGCCATCGGGGAATCTGTTCTGGTTAAAAACCAAGCCGCTGCACTCCAAAATGGCCTCTACCGCGTGACCGCAGCCGGAGCCGTCGACGCGCCCTTCATCCTCACCCGCCGCACCGACGCGGACACCGGAGCCGAACTTTCTTCCGGTTCGTTCGTCTTCATCGAGCAGGGCACAGCCAACGGTTCAACCGGATGGGTTCTCTCAACCTCCGGCGCAATCACGATTGGCACGACCGCGCTCACGTTCACGCAGTTTTCCAGCGCGGGGATCGCAGACGCAGGGGATGGCCTTCAAAAACTCGGAACCACCTTCAGCGTCAAAACCGCCTCCGCTCAACGCATCGCCGTTTCCTCCGGAGGAGTCGACCTCGCGACAACCGGTGTGACCGCAACGTCGGACGCTATCCTGTTTAGTGTCGACGCATACGGCAGACTCACCGCAGCCTCGAAAACCGTTGCAGCTTCCGCCGGCATCTCGATTGACTGTGGCGAAATCTAAACCTAGCGCAGGATGTCCAACTTCATCCGACAGCTCCGGAAAACCACCACCGGTCTGCCCCCGCTCACCGGCATTCCCTCCGGCGTCCTCCTCATCAACACCGCAGACCTCACGCTGAGTTTCCCGAACGCAGCCGGAACAGACTGGGTGACCATCGCGGGAACAAACTCCGCCCCAAGTTTCGCCCTTGAACAGTTCACGTTCACCGGCAACGGATCGCAGACGGTTTTCTCGACGACCTCGACGGACTCAACCGACTCTCATTTCGTCGTCGCCGTCGGAGGCGTTTTCCAAACCGCCGGAACAAACTACACGGTCGCAGCAGGACAGGTGACATTCGCCGCCGCCCCAGCAGACGGGGAAACCATCAACGTGCTCGTCGCCTCCGGCGGAATCGCTGGCCCACAAGGCCCACAAGGCCCACAAGGCCCAACCGGAGCACCAGGTACAAACGGAACCAACGGAGCCGCCGGAGCCGATGCCCTCTGGAACTATCGCGGAGCCTACGACATTGGGTCGTCATACGCACTCGGAGACGTCGCCACCTACGATGGCTCCCTTTACTACCGCACAGATCCAAACGGCGGAAACGTCGGCGACACGCCATCCGACAACTCCAGCTTCTGGGATTTGCTGGCCATTCGCGGAGACCAAGGTATACAAGGCCCGAAGGGAGACCCCGGCGATTCCATTGTTGGCATCACCGCGCTCACCGGCGACGTTACCGCGAGCGGGAGCGGTTCGCAGCCCGCCACCCTCGCAACCGTTAACGCGACAACCGGAGCTTTCGGAACCGCCTCACAGGTTGGCCGACTGACCGTCAACGCCAAAGGACTCGTCACGTTGGCATCCAGCGTCCCAATCGCCATCTCGACCGCTCAAGTCACAAGCCTCGCATCCGCTCCCATCAACCTCTCCGGCGACATCACGGGGACAACCACAGCCGCAACCCTGCCGACGGTTAACTCAACGCCTGGCACTTTCGGGAGCGCATCTCAAGTGAGTCGGCTCACGGTCAACGCCAAAGGACTCGTCACGTTGGCGTCCAACGTCCCAATCGCAATTTCGACTTCGCAAATCACCGGACTGACCGCCGCCGCAATCGGCGCGGAGCCAACAATCACAACTCTACCCATCTCAAAAGGCGGAACAGGCCAAACAACCGCAGACGCCGCACTCAACGCCCTTCTCCCGTCGCAGACCACCAACGCCGGAAAATACCTCACGACGGATGGCTCGACAGCGTCATGGGCGACCGCGGGCGGAGGAGGGAGCGGGGGTGGTATACAGGTTGACCGTTACCTCACAACGCAGAACGTCACAGTCCCAGCCGGAGCCGTCCGTTTAGACGTTTGGTGCGTCGGAGGTGGCGGTGGAGGAGGCGGAGCCGCACGACTCGCGCCAACAGGAGGTGGCGGAGGAGGAGGCGGAGGCGCGGGCGTTTCGTTCGCAACATTCACCGCAAGCCAACTACCCTCAACCATCCAAGTAGTGGTGGGGACTGGAGGAGCAGGGGGAACCGGAGCAACTGGCAGTCCCAACCAAACCGCCGGAACCGCCGGAGGGACATCCGGCGTTAACGCGGGAGCATCAATCACCGTCGGCCCGAACTACATCATGGCAAGCGGTGGCGGAGCCGGTGGAGCAGGACAAACCGGAGGAAGTGGAGGAAGCGCAGGAACGATCGGCCAATACGCCACTTTTCTTGGAACGGGAGGAGGATTCGGAACAGGTGCGGTCGGACAAATCGGCGGACAGGGAGCGAGAGGAGCATCCGGTGGAGGAGGAGGGGGACATTTGCAAGACGGAACCGCATTCGCTGGCGGACAGGGGGCGCAAAATTACTCGACGTTGATTGGCCCAGCAGCCGGAGGGGCGATCGGCGGAGCAGCAGGGACAGCAGCCACCGACCTCACTTTCGACGGACAAGCCGGAAGTGGAGGAGGAGGAGGTGGAGCAAACACCGCCGGAGTTGGTGGAGCGGGCGGAAAAGGTGGATTCCCTGGTGGTGGCGGTGGAGGAGGCGGAGCCGGTTCGACAAACGGAGGGAGCGGAGCCGCCGGTGGGGACGGACTCGTCATCCTCACATGGTATTTCTGACCGTTATGAGTCTCCAAAAAATCTCCAACAACCTACTCGCGCAAGCCACCGCCCTCGGCAAAAGCCTTATCTCAGCAGCCGACGCAGCCGCCGCCAAAACCGCGTTGAACCTCGCGACGGTGGCCACCACCGGAAGCTACAACGATCTCGCGGACAAGCCCACGGGAGGAGGGGGGAGTGGTGGCGGTTCGTTCGCGGTCGACCAGTTCGGATTCACCGGCAACGGTTCGCAAACCGTCTTCACGACCACCGCAACGAGTTCAACCGCCTCTCATTTCATTGTCTCCGTTGGCGGAGTAATGCAATCCGCCGGAATCGACTACACGGTTTCCAACGGCGTCATCACGTTTTTGCAAGCCCCATTCGCGGGGGAGCGTATCAACGTGCTCGTCGCCTCCGGCGGCGTTGCTGGCCCGCAGGGAGAGACCGGAGCCACCGGCCCACAGGGAGCCACCGGAGCACAAGGCCCAGCCGGAGCAACAGGAGCAACCGGAGCGCAAGGCCCACAGGGAGCGACCGGCGAACAAGGCCCCGCCGGGACTTCGTTTGTTTTCGTCGGCGTGTACAACTCCGGAACCACATACACCGCCGGACAAGTGGTTCGCTACGAGGACACCGCCGCGCAAACCATCGGATGCTACGTTCGCAAAACCGTTTCCGGCTCCGAGCTACCTACCGACTCGACCAAATGGGACGCCATGCTAGTGTTGCCCACGACGGGAACCGGTGGAGGAGGAGGGACAACCACCTACACTTTCACGCGGCCCGAAGGCGGAACCTATCACCGACCAGGATCGACCGACAAATACACCCGCGCAGCTTAACCACTTAAACAAATGGCAGATTTACCAGTCACCCAAGCAGTCGACACCTTCATGGGTTCGGCCAATCAAACCGAAATGCGCTCCAACCTAGCGTTGGGGGATTCGGCGACAAAAAACACCGGAACCACATCCGGCACCGTGGCCGCTGGAGACGACTCGCGCATCGTCGGAGCCGTCCAAACCTCTCGCACGATCAGCGCAGGCACAGGTCTCTCTGGAGGTGGCACTCTCGCGTCAGACCGCACGCTTTCGGTTTCGTTCGGCAACACGGCAGGGACGGCGTGCGAGGGAAACGACTCTCGCCTAAGCAACTCGCGCCCCCCTAACGGCAACGCTTCCGGCGACCTAAACGGAACCTACCCATCGCCACTCGTCTCCGGCCTCTACAACCGCCCATTGGCAAGCGCAGCCCCAACCAACGGACAGGTTCTAGGCTGGAATGGATCGCAATGGACGCCCATGACGGTCTCCGGCTCCGGCGCATCGGAAGAGTTTCCGGTCTTAGCCGTATTGTTCATGGGCCCAGTTTCCGGCCAAAACTACTCAATCCCCACAGGCTACAAATGGGCTGACCTTTACCTCTGCAGCGGAGGACAAGGTGGCAATGGCGGAGACGTCCGCACCGTTTACGACGCCCAATCCTCATTTGCGGCATCGGGAGGGAATGGCGGAGCCACCGGAGTTCTCCGGATGCTCAAGGAGATCTGGGTCAAAGGTTCAGTCCTCACAATGGATTTGGGAGCGGGAGGAGTGGGCGGAGCCGGTGGAGTGATTCAAGGTTACTCCAACGGGAGCCCTTCCTACAGCGCAGGACAACTTGGGGGGAATGGTGGAGATTCCTTGGTCTATTTTTCAACCCCTCCGGAAGGCAGTCCGTCTTATTCCAATCAGCGTTTGATGAATGCTCCTTACGGAGGATCACGCCATTCACAACAATCATGGGCGGATGGGTACGGAGGAGGAGTGAACGCCCAAGGAGCAACGCCAACGCTGACGGCGTGGAACTCTCTGTTCCAAGTGATGATTCACCCAGGTGCTGGCGGAAGCGGAACCCCGTCGAGCGGGATCGGCCCGCAGTTCATCGACGGAGCCAAAATTGCCGACGGAAACGAGGTGATGATTTCAAACACGGGAGCCGTGTTGGCTTCGTACGAGGGGAACACAAACAATGGCATCGACGCCCTACAGGTTCCTCTCTTCACAAACTCCATGTCGTTCTCCGGTATGTTTTTCGGAGGAGCAGGAGGTGCAGGAGTCTATGCCGACGCTCCAAACAACTCCTACAGCCGAGGGGGGAACGGTTCCGACGCGCAGCCCGGATGCGGTGGCGGTGGAGGAGGCGGTTGCTTCGTTGGGAACAATCTGACCGATGCAGACCCGAATGGAGTCAAAGGAGGGGACGGAGGAGACGGTGGCGTCGGATTCCTACTTCTGATGCTCCGCAAATAGCCATGCAACAGGTCTCCAACAACCTCCTTGCTGACGCAACCACAGTCGGCAAGCAGCTTTTGAGCGCAGCCGACGCGACCGCCGCAAAGGCCGCGCTCAATCTCGCAGCGGTGGCCACCTCCGGCAGCTACAACGACCTCGCGGACAAACCAACCGGAGGAGGGACGCCGCCACAAATCAATCTCTACACCCTCACAACTCACCCGTCCGGCACGGCAACTTGGACAAAGCCAACAGGAGCAAAATCCGTAAACGTGCAGATGTTCGGAGGAGGGGGAGGAGGAGGGAGTGGACGCAAAGACGCATCCTCCAACGTCGTGCATTGTGGAGGAGGCGGAGGAGGTGGAGGCAGTTACCTCAACGTAACGCTACCCGCTGCCGCTCTAGACTCAACAGTCGCCATCACGATCGGAGCCGGTGGCCCTGGTGGCAACGGACAAACCGCAACCGCTAATGGAGTCGACGGAACCAACGGTTTCAACTCGGCCTTCGGAACCTTGGTCGCCACAGGAGGAGGAAGAGGAATAGGCGGTTCCATCACGCTCGGAAGCGGAGGAGCCGCCGCACTTAACTCAAATGCAGGGGCGAGCGCAGCGGTCAACGGTGGTGCCGGAGCCATCGGCAACCCGAACGCGCAAAATGTCGCGTGGAGCTATGGTGGCGCAGGAGGAGGGGCAGGGGGGGGGATTTCGACAGGGAACGCACCTTTTTTCGGAGGTAACGGAGGTCGCTCGAATGCACTCAACGCGCTAGGAGGGGGAGCCGGAAACACCACAACCGCAATCAACGGGGGCAACGGAAACGCCAACTCCAACGCCGAAATCGGTTTTCTCGCGTCCGGATCG